GGCGGCCGACTTCGGGGAAATCGACGCGTCGGGCTTAGCGCAGGCTGTCGAATCGGGACAGATCGCGAAGATCAAAGCGGAGACGACGACGTTGCAAAGCGCGATAGAGGAAATGAAGAAGGCCGAAGACGAACTCTCCGACCTAATCCCCGATACGCACAAGTGGCACAAGGAGTTCACCCTCGAGGAACTGAAAAGCACCCACGCGGCGGTGCAAAAGAAGCTCTCCGGCTTTGAGGGCTTGCCGCTGGAGAAGCAGGCCGACAAGTTGAAGTTCGAAGCGCAATGGGTGGCCGACAAGAAGAAGTATTCTACATGGAAGGTGGCCGAAAGTGCATACAAGAACCAATACGAGGGTGTGCTCGAAAAGGTGGAATGGCAGAAGGTGAGCGTGCATCTCGATGACCTTTCGTCGTTCAAAACGAAGTCCCCTATCTTCAAGCAGGCCATCGCAGACGCAAAGGCGGCGCAAGAGAAGGGGGACATCGCAAAGGCGAAAGAAGCGATCGAAATTGCGGAAAAGAAGCGCGCGGAACTCGAGAAGAAGAAAGTCAAGAATGAGGACATTTTCTCACAAGAGCGGAAGGACGCGGCACTGTGGGATATAGGAGATGGGAGAAAAGCCAACGATGCACACTTCCCGACAGCTTCTAAAACGTGGATTAAAGCGACAAAGTTGGAGAAGGACAAGATTTGGGAGTACACCGGCAAGTACTGTTGTACAAACGAACCTCTACAAGGTCGTGCTTATATCGGGGCACAAACCAAAACAGAGTTCTTGAGCCGTGTAAAGAATATCACCTCTTACATCGAAAAGAGCGAGCTTTCTTGTGATGCGTGGTTTAATCGCGGAGACGACTCACTAGACGTTGTGGCATCAAGAATCCGATTCGCAGGCGGTGTAATGCCTAAGAATTTGGAAGATCTTGTCGGCATGGAAATGCAAGAGGGAGGTTTTATGTCTACAGCCTGCCGAAGGGGAGCTGGCTTTAATAAGAAAGTCACAATCAACATCTTCGCCCCCAAGGGTACAAGGGCTGCCTACGTTGAACCATTTAGCCAATATGGTCTAGGATTCGGGCGAAATTGGGATGGAGTGCAGCAACTTACGACATTCGGTAATGAGCAAGAAATGCTATTCCAGCGAGGAACACGAATGCGAATAACGAAAGCCTATAAAAATAATGGACGCATCTACATTGATTGTGAAGTCGTAGGCCAGGAATTAAAGGACTTGAAGTACGTGAAAGACTTCCATATCGGATATTAAGATGGAATTTTGTCTTCTGGATAATGGTCATTCGCAACGAAGAGGTAATCTTCTACTTTTTCGTAAAAATCGGGGAGAGCCAATTTTGCGTCGAAAACCCATTTTGCCCAAGAGGTAAACATCACGATGAGCAGAGAGAAGGGGATGCCGTGGAACCGACGTCCCTTAATCGCATTGTACAAATCGCGCTCTCCTTCAAATTCGCCATTGTTAGCGACATAAACGCGCTCCATATCCCAATACCAATCTAGGTTCGGTCTGTCGTATGGCGAGCGTTCCTCTCCCTTATAATACCTACATTGCTTGATTAGCTCTTCTTTTTTCATCATAATACGAAAAATGTTAGTACGCAAAGTTACCCGTTTTTGGCCGCATTTTATCATCTAACAGCGTTAAAAATGCTCCAAAACGAGGGAAACGTACCGAAAGCGTGCAAATACGTGCAATTACGTTACATTTGCGGCGTTTTGCCGAAGCCTATGCCAATCAAAAAGAAAATACTAACTTTGCCACTACACAAAAACTATAAATAGCATGCACAAAATAGCTTTGGACGCGTTGAAGACCCGATTTGAGGGGATCAGCGAATCCGTACTCGACAGAATGGCGAAGAAAATCGCCAAAACTGCCACCACCGCCGAAGAAGTAAAATCCGCTGTGGAGGAGGTTACGATTCAGCAAATCATCGATGCCGAAGGCGACCGCCGCGCGACCGATGCTCAAAAGACCGCCGTGGCCAACTACGAGCGGAAACACGGATTGAAGGACGGAAAGACGATCGAGCCGTCCGACCCGAACGAGCCAACGGATACGCCCGACGTGAAAGTCCCCGAAGACATGCCGCAATGGGCGAAAGCAATCGTCGAGACGAATGCAAAACTGCAACAGCAACTCTCGGCGATGAGTTCGGAGCGCATCACGAACGATCGAAAGCAACAACTCTCGGCCGTCGTCGAACAGCTCCCCGAACATCTGCAAAAGCCCTACGCCCGTATGAAACTCGACGGCCTTTCGGACGAGGAGTTCAAAACGACACTTGAAGACGTGAAGACCGAAGTCGGGGGGATCGTCGACAATCTCAAACAAAGCGGACTTGTCTTTGCCCGTCCTTTGGGTGGAGAAAACAAGGGCGCTCAAGAACTCACGAAAGCGCAGCTGGAATCCATCACGCATCGGGACGGCACAGCGTCGAAAGACGGTCAGCCGTTCTAACAAAAACACACCCTCACAGAACACAGAAAAACTAAATCAAAATGGGTATGACAGTAAAACGGCGCAAAGACCAGGCGGTGCCTCGCGTCTTTGAGCACAAGGTAGCCGACATTTCGGGCGGCGTATCGGTCAAGACCTCGGAACTCGGCGGCGATTTCCTTTTTGAAGGCACGCCCCTCAGCGCTCCCGACAACGGCATTTGTCACGTCGTGAAGCAGGCCGTCGTATCGGCAAAGGTGGAAGCGTCGGGGACGAAGGTGAAAGTGAAGAAAGGCCACCACTTCAAAGTCGACGACGTGCTGCTCCTCAACGTGGGCGGCAAAGCGTCGAAGATTACGGAAATCGACACTTCAACGAAAGACACCGACACGTTGACGCTTTCGGCCGCTATCGGAGAAATCCCCGTGTTGTCTGTTGTCGCCGAAGCGAAAGCGGCTACGACGGCCGACGACGCGGAATTGAAATTCATTCCCCTTTCCCTTTCGGGAAGAGGTCGCCCCGTCGTGCAAGGTGACAACCTCGACACGGATGCGTGGCTGATCGGCACGACACACGGTGCAACGCTTCACCCCGACGTGGAAAAACACCTCAAGGGCATTGTAAACTACTAAATCTAAAATCCGATGATTACAGATACTTTGATTCAAGGCCTCACACAGCAGATGGTGCAGGCGCGTGTCAACAGCGTCGACGTTCGTCCGTTTCAGTTCGCTACGCTCTTCCCCGTTCGCCGTGTCAACGGCTTTACGTGGAGTACGATCAGCAACCAACTCGGACGCAAGAACGTGGCCGCCGACATTCACTCGGACAACAGTACAACCGTGCGCAAGCGTCGCCCGATGTTCGAGAGTGCGAAGGGCGACATTCCGTTTATCTCGATCAGTCGTGAACTCTCGCGCTCGGAGCTGAAGGAGTTCCAAGTGGCGTACGCTCTCGCCAAATCCCCCGACGCGGCGCAGCTCGTGCAGTATTGGGGTGCTGATGTGGATTTCTGCTTCAACGGAGTGCAAAGCGAGTTGGAGTACATCGCGTTGAAACTCGTGTCCAACGCCGGCAAGCTCGTGTTCAACACCACGACGAACGCCACGATGGCGAACGAGTTCAACCTCGACTACGATGTGGACGAGGATCTCAAGATGAAGACCTCGACGAATTGGGGCGACGCGTCGAACGCCGACATTATCGGCGATTTGAGGGAAGCCGTAAAAGCCGCCCGCGAGAAGAATTTGCACCCACGTTACGCCCTCGTGAACATGGAGACGTTCTACAAGATCTGCTCTTCGGCACAGATCATCAAGGCCTGCGCGTCGTTCGTCGCCAATGCCGTGGGCGTGGCTCAAACTCCGTCGCTCGAGCAGGTGAACAAAATGCTCTCCTCGCAGGCGTTTCTCTACGGCTTGCAGCTCCACGTGATCGACCAAGACATCACCCGAGAGTTCTCCGACGGCACGTTCACGTCGGGCAACCCGTTCGAGAACGACCGCCTTGTGCTTTGCGAAACGCTGATCCTCGGTTCGACGCAGTACGACGTACTCGCCGAACCACAATTCCGCGGCATTCGCACGGAGCGTGCTCATACGGTAATCAAGAAGTACGGCGTGGATGACCCCTATTCGGAAGTAACGCTCGGGCAGTCTGACGCAATTCCCGTATTCGACACGGCATACCGCAACGTCTACCTCCGCACCGACAGCCAAGGCTGGTAACACAACGAAAGCCCGAAACGATGTACACCGTAGAACAAGCCCTTCGGGGCATATCTATGTACCCTCTGCCGAGTGCCACGCTTGACGGCGTGTGCATTCGACGCGGGCTTTCGCGTGATACAGAAGCGACGACCGACGTTTTCCAAAGCGCCGCCT